AGATATTGGAAGCCTTAAAAAATAAAATTAATTTATCCCAGAAGGTCTTTGGAGAGGAAGCGAGGAACTGGCTAGAATAGGATCTTTCTCCTCTTCTTCCATTGCAAAAGATCTTGTCATTGGTTCTTTTGAAAAACCAACTAAGTTTGGATCTTCAGCCATTTGAAGCTCAACCTCAGCATCTCTTAGTACGTCGCCCGGTAGACCTAATTGTTCTGTAAGTTCTGTTGGTCTAGGAGGAGATAGGGGTTGAAAACTAGGGGTGATTGGATCTTCTGACTTAAATATATTTAAACTTTCTAAAACACCTTGTATATCTGTTTTTGGTTGAGTAGCTCCTCTGGCCTCTGCCATTTCAAACATAGCACTTTCAACATTAGGCGATTGTTTAAAAATTTCTAATTGTTGAGGATCATTTGGATTTATACCATTGTATGCAGCCATTACTTTAATGGGATAGTTTATTGTTTCTTCTACGGTAATGGGCTCACCCTTTGCTTTTAAATTAAGAACTCTATCAAGCCCGTAATTGTAACCTTGAAGGGCAGTCTTGATATCTCCACCACTATAATCAATCATAGCCTTTAAATAATCTCTACCAAATTTTGTATTTAATTCAGTGTTAAACAAAAGTCTTTTGGCTTCTGACAAGGACTCTTCTGCAAAAGGCACATTCATTTTTCTAGCAAGTGTAAAAATATCATCTACGCCATAACCGGGTTTCATTGCAGTCTCTGGCATTATTTGTGTTAAACCGATAGCTCCTGCAGGACTTACTCTATCTGGTATACCACCACTCTCAACTTGTATTAAAGCCCTAAATAGTCTATCAAAGTTTAAAGCCTCACCACCGTTTGCCATACTTAAAATTTCGCCACCAAGAGCCATGCCTTTTGATCTTTTAAAATCTATGAATCTTTGATCCGCTTCATCTTGAGTAATTATTCCCTCTTCTAAAAGCATTTTTAACCTAAGAAGTTTATCTTCTAGTTCTTTCGCATCAGAGAGACTTTTTAAACTGGCTATTCCTTCTTCAATACTTGGCATTAGGACATAATCCCCTTTGTCATGGCCTGTGATGCGGGGGCCATGAGCATTCGATTACGCAAAGACATAATCCCACCACCATCTTTAAGCATCATAGGATTGGTAGCAATACCCAACATTGGGTTTGTTTTATTAATTTGTTCTATAGCCTGAAAGTAAGGATTAATTCCTGTTTGATTGGGTGTACCACCCGCCGCCATAACATCTGCAAAAGTTTGAGGTTGTTGAGGAGTTGGAGAAACAATAGGCATAAATGGAGGTATTGCCTCTATGGGTATAGGCTCAGGTTGAGGGATGATAGGACCTGCTTGTGGTTGTGTGGGTACTGGAAATAGTCCTTCTACGGGTCCACCTTCAATAGGACCGATAGGCTGTATGGGCTGTTGCGGAAAGATGGGTTGAAACCTTGGATCTGTATTAATCGGCTCGTCGGGCGCGGTGCTTATAGGATCTGACCTTTTGGCAGGTGCAAAGAAGGTTGTCCTTTTAGGTTTATCTTTGTCTGGATCGGGGTCAGGGTCATCACCGCCACCACCACCCCCTTCCGAGGGTGGATCTGGGTCTTTTCCCTCACCGGGTGGTGCAACACTTGATCCACCTGTATCCTGAATTATTTCACCAGTGCTTTTAGGGACAGGTTGAATACCAAATAATTTTTCAAAATAACCGGGTTCTTCATCATACCTTTTTTTAAAGTTATCATAACCAAAAGCCTCAGCCTGATTAAAAAAAGGTTCTAAATTTTGTAATTGAGTAGGAGGATTTGAAATAGTAATGTTTTCTTTACTAAAAGGGTCTTGAATAAAATTTGGAAAAGGATTTTTGATTCCTGTATCTATTACCGTTCCACTTGGTTTAATTGAAAATACATTATCAAAACTTAAACTTTCAATGCCAAAAGGAGGTTTCTTATCTTCTTGAAACTGTTGAAACTCAACAGGGTTTGTTTGATCAAAATAAGAAGTGAATCCTTTAGCTAAAACGGGTGAAGTATAAGTAGATGGATCATATTTAGTGAAATTACCTTCGTCATCATATGAACCTAATTGTGTCGGATCTCTTGTGATATTTGTTGCACCAGTTGGTATTCCTCTACCTGTCCCAGAAACATCTACGTATGTTTTGCCATTATAATCATAAAAAAGATCATTGTCACCGGGATCATCTTTGTTGGCTTGGATGGTCATTTGCTCATATTGCTCTGGTGTAAATTTACCACCATATTGAAATTTTGTAGGATCAACATCTTTTTTAAAATTTTCGTCATTCCTTTCAGCAATGATGGAAGTTAATTGTAAGGTTACACCATCAGGTGGTCCACCATAAATATATTCATCCTCTGCATATCTTTTTGCATAACTTCTACCATCAGAACCTGTAAAATAAAGAATTTTAGGTTGCCCACCTGCATAACTTTCAAGACTATAATCTCCACCATACAACATTTTTTGTTGTGTATCTTGCCCATCATCTGTTCCAACATTAGCTAAAGCACCAGTGTCTTGAGTTGTTGTTTGCTGTTGTTGTACTTGTTGCTGTTGAGTAGGTTGTTGTGCCTGTTGTCTTAATGCATTATATTTTTGATTAATAACATTTAGCTCTGCAATAAATTGGGGATTGCCTGCTGTTTGCCTACCTGAAGTAACAAAACTATTTACTAATGCTGTAACTTCAGCACCTTGTTGTTGGGATATTTCCTGTTCTGTCATTATCTAGCTCCTTGCATTGGTTGCTGCATCGCAGACATTACATTACCTAAAGCACCTAAATCACCTTGACTGGACTTTCTTCTTATCTCCATAATTTTTTGCATCAAATATTGATTAGCATCAAAGCCACCTCTTTGCTGAGGCATCTGATTAGGAGTTCCTCCAAATGCAGCAGGATTAATTGGTCTAATGGAAGCTAAAATCTCATTCATTCTTCATGGCTTCCATTTGCAATTTTGCTGCATTCTTTTCTCTTTCTAGTTGTAGTTCAGCTTCAAGTTTTGTAATTTTCGCTTGAAGGTCAGCTTGTGCTTTGGCTGCTTCTATTTCAAGATCTTGTTGAGCTTCAGCTTGTTTAATTTGGATGGAAGATTGTGCTTTAGCTTGGTCTGCAGCAATTTGTGCTTGCGTCCTTTGTTGTAGTGCTTGAGCTTCAAGCTGGGCAAGTTGTTTCGCATATTGTAACGGATCCTGTTTTTGTCCTCTTTGCTGGGCAGCAACAATAGATTGTATTTGTTTCATTTGAGGTGCTTGTTGTACAACTTGTGCAGCACGTTGACTTATTAAACGATCTAATTCAGGATTAACATCTTCTAATTTGCCTTCGCCTTTCAAGTCTGGTATAACTGGCATCGGCACACCAATGCTTTCTTCCATTCTTGTTCTATACAATAAAGCAACATGTTCTGCTATATGTGCGATTAAAACAGGTTGCATGCCTGCAGCTCCAGCATTTCCTGCCAAAGACGGATCTTGTAAAAACTGCATGTGTACAGCGATATGCGAATCATGATCTTGTTCAGGGAATGCTTTAATAGATTTACCATACATAACAGACATATTTTCATCTATCGGATCTAATCTAGGAGCTTCTTCAGGTTTCATTAGTATTTCATCTATATTAGGAATTCTAATAGCTTCGTACATTCTTTTGTAAGCTTCATACATATTATGCATGTCTGGAGCAGATTGAGCCATTTGTAAAACAGCTTGTGCTTGTGCTATTCTCTGGGCAGTAGAAAATATATTAGGATCACTAACAGGAACAATATCTATTCTATCACTAAAGTCAGCAGCATATATTGTTGAGTCTCCTCCAGCCAAAGCAAAAGTAAATTCTTCAGGTAAATTTTCTGAATTTAAGTTTGCAATTAATTTAAATTCTTGTCCTTGTGAATAATGCAATCTTTTATGAATCGCAGAGAAAGCTTTAGATCCTTGTTCTATTAAGGCAACTGTTGAGCCAACTGGAGCATTAGGATTAACATCTCCAATATTTAAATCTGCAGTGCTTGCAAATCTTTGACCAGCTTGAACAATAAATCCTAATAAATTAAATAAAGATCCACTTGGTTCTTTAAATGGCAAAGGCATAATGGCTTTATTAACGTCGTCAACTGTCGCATCTAAATCAACAAACTCTCCAGGATTCACCTGAACTTCACCACCTGCAACTCTACCTCTTAATTTAAAACCACCTTGCATATTCGCAAATGCAGCAGAATCAAGTAATGCTCTTAATGATCCAGTTGCAGCTTTACCTAATCCACCAATTAAATGATATAAACCGAAACCATAAAATCCTAATCCAGGAAGAAACTTATAAGAAATAAACCATTCTCTTTTTACTTTTCTTTCATCTTCTTCATGCCAGTTTCTGCGAATACTAACTATTTTTTGATTATCATAGTCTATTGTAACAACATAAGGTATATCAACTTCTGCATCTTCATCTTCAAAAGAATCGTAAAGGTGCATTTCTAAAAGTGTTATAACATTATCTTCGGAACTGTCGGCATATTGGCTGATGCCTTCTATCTCCCCAATAGTATCACCTGATGGATCAGCATCACTACCTATATCAGTTGTCTGTAGATAATAACCTGATTGAACATAACGATTATAATCATTTTTGGGCATGCGAATAACATGCGTATATCTAATTGATGTTTGTAAATCTTTACTTTCTGGAGCTACAACAAAGTCTTCAGCTTTAACAAACTGGGAACATTGTCTTTCTAAATTACTGTCCCACCAAACTTTTTTAAATGTCTGGCCAACTAATGGTAAATGAAAAAGCATTTGGTCTAAGTCAGGAAAATATTCTGGCATTTCCTGAGTTATCTGATAATTCATAAACTCTCTAACTCTACGACCTTGTTCTTCTAGTTCTTCACTTGGTTCACCAATAATAACTGTTTTTACTGGACCACCTGAAGGATAAAGTTCAGCAATTGCTCTAGCATTAAACTGAGTTGCAGCTTCTGCAATCATAGGATGTACAACTGTTGATAAACCTCTAGTGGCTCTTTCGTCTTCAGATTCCTCCATGCCACCATCAGGATCTAATGTTTTTAATCCTTTTTTGTATCTTTCTTCCCACTCAGATCTTGCTTCACGATCGTCTTCATAATACTTAATAAGTTCAGAAGCTTTCCTGGAAAGCTGTGTATCCGACATATCATCAGCCAAGTTGGCATCAAAATTAGTCTCATTAGATTCAGGTTGTAGTTCCTCTTCACCAATCAGGACTTCATCATCACCAATCTCTTCTACTTGTAAATTATCTGCTGGAGCTGGCTCACTAAAGGGAGCTGAACTTGGTCGAATAGAAATTGGTTGTTTAGCCATATAATGTTATCCTCTTTTTCTCTTCGAAATCATCATCGTCCCAATCGTTAGAATGAGACACAAACCATCCTTTTCTTAATCGCAACCAAGCCTGAGTACAAGTATCAACAATGTCATCATTATCAGTTGCAGGAAATGCTGCACATATGTCAATTAAATCTTTAGCCCATTTTTTATCAAAAGGAAAGTAAATTCTTCCATCTTCTAATAATGCAGAGGATGCATGTGCTCTGGCTTCTTTATCTCTATCAGGCATATATTCTACAACTGGCACTCCTCCCATGCGTAAATCTTGTAATAAACTTTGC